GAACTTCGTGTAACTGCTGCTGACCTTAATAACTTTGGTCAATTAGATACAGGTAACACTTGGGCTACAGGTCAAACATTTGTAGCTCCTGTCTTAGGTACTCCAGCTTCTGGTACTTTAACCAACTGTACATTCCCTACATTAAATCAAAATACATCTGGTACTGCTGCTGGACTATCAGCAACATTAGCCGTAGGGTCAGGTGGTACAGGTCAAACGAGCCTAGCGTCAGTAACGGTAGGGAATGCCACAGTATCGGGTTCAACTACTGGTAATGCAGCGACTGTAACAACTGTAACCCAAGCAAACATAGCAGGTGCGGTAGCCCCTAGTACATCAGGTAATGTATTGACATCTAACGGAACGGCTTGGACTTCTACAGCCTTACCAGCAGGGGGTGTAACTTCAATAGTTGCAGGTACTGGTATAACAATATCTGGTGGAACTGGAGCAGTTACAGTTACTAATGCTGGATTAGGTATAGGGCAGACTTATACTAATGTACTAGCATCTAGGATAGTTTCTACTACTTATACTAATTCAACAGGAAAACCAATATTACTTCAAATAGTAATAAATGGTGCATCTACAAATTCAGTAATAATTAATTCTGTAACTGTTTTTACATGGAGTACTTCAACATCAGCAGGTATGTTTTATTCAGGAATAGTCCAAAATGGACAAACTTATTCATATACAGGGTCAGCTTTATTTTCATTTTGGGAGTTGAGATAATGAAAACATATAAAGATTTAAATAATAATCTATGGGCTTATGAAGAAGATGGTTCTCAAGATTCTATCATTCCATCAGACTATGTATTGATTACTGATGCAGAGGCAGATGCAATTAGATTGACATTAATTTTGCCACCAACAGCCTCAGACAACAAAGCCACAGCTTCAGGTCTTTTAACAGCTACTGACTGGACAACCATTGCAGATGTGGCTTCTCCTATCAACTCGCCATACCTTACTAACCAAGCAGAGTTTATCTCTTATAGGAATATTATTCGTGGTATAGCTGTAAACCCTACGGTTGGTGATTTAACATGGCCTGTAGTGCCGACAGAAGTGTGGGCATAATGACAACATTAGCAGAACTTAAAACAGAAGTGGATGCCTTACGAGAAGATTTACATGGTATCAAGAAAGATACTTCTGAACTCTTAGAAGCATGGAAAGATGCTAAGGGTGCTTTGAAAGCTCTTGCTTGGGTTGGGTCTACTGCTAGGTGGTTAATGGCTGTTGGAGGTGTAGTAGCCTTCTTATACTTTACTTTTACAGGGAAGAAATAATGTCTGTTTCTGGAACAACATCTTTCACCGTCACTCGTGACCAAGTTATTGAAGCTGCTATGCGAGGTCTATCTGTACTAGAAGAGGGTGCTCAACCATCTGCTACTTCAGTTATTAATGCTTCTATGTCTCTTAACCTTATCATCAAGAATTGGCAGAAAGATGGTATTAAACTTTGGACTATATCAGAAATAGCCTTACCTTTAGTAGCAAGTAAAACCTCTTACTCTATTGGACCTACAGGTACAGGGTCAGACCTAGTGTCTCCTAAACCATTAAAGGTTATACAAAGCTATCTTCGTAACACTCAAGTTACTCCTGCTGTAGATATTCCTATGCAAGTTATCTCTAGACAAGAGTATAATACTTTAGGTAGTAAATTTTCTACTGGTTTAGTAAATAGTATATTCTATACACCTAATGTAACAAGTGGGGTGGTGAATGTTTACTTAACCCCTGATAGTAGTACCGTATCTAACTACGTCCTATACATGACAGTACAACGTTCTATCTATGATATGGTTAAACCTACTGACAACTTTGACTTTCCTGCGGAATGGTTCTTAGCTTTGAAGTGGGCATTGATGGCAGAGATGGCTAGTGACTATGACAAGAGTTTACAAGACCGTGGTTACTATGACGTTAAAGCTATTCTCCTTAGAAAAGAATTAGAAGACTTTGATGTTGAGGATGTTTCTGTTAGATTTGTTCCAGACTTAAGGATGCAAACTGGAGGCTTCCGTTAATGCCAAAAGCAGACCTACCTTTAGTTTACCCACTAAATTTTAGAACTAATGATACATCTAAAGATAGTAAGATGGTTAATTGCTATAAAGAAACTGTAGCTGGTAAAGCTGAACTTGTTAAGAGACCTGGTAAAACTCAATTTACTATTACTCCTGCACTTACTTCTAAAGGACAAGGGCTATGGGAATATAATGGTTCTTTATTTGCTGTAGCCAATGGGTCTTTATATAATATATCTACAGGTGCTGCTGTATTAGTTAGTGCTGGATTGTCTACTAGTAATAATATGAGTTGGATTAATACTTTAGCTACATCTAGTCCTCATCCTTATATGGTAATGCATGATAATGTCAATGGATATTATTTAGATGCAGTAGGTAATTTTGTAAGAATAGCTGGACAAATAGGTTTAGTTGTGTTACAATCTCCAGGTGCTGGTTATGCTAATACAGGTACTTTTACTGTAACAGGAACTACAGGTAGTGGAGCTGGTGGTACTTATACAGCTGTCAATGGATTGGTAACTGTATTAAACTTAACTACTAGAGGTACTAATTATACTGGTACTTTAAATGTAGTATTTGATACTAGTGTATCTACATATACAGGTTCTATAGCTTCAACTACTTTAACTGTTACTGGCGTAACTACAGGTAATGTAACTTCAGGACAAACAATTACTGGTACTGGTATTACTGCAGGTACTACAGTTGTAAGTCAGCTTACTTCTACTGAAGCTACAGTTGTTACTCAAGCTATTGTAGTTCTTAATACTTCAAATAATTTTGATGTAGCTAGTTCTTCTGGTATACTTGTTGGTCAAGTAGTTAGTGGTACAGGAGTACCTGCTGGTTCTTTTGTAACAGCTATATCAGGAAATAGTATTACTATTAATAATTCATTTACTGTGGCAGCTAGTGGAAACTATTTATTTAAAACTCCAAACCTTACAGGTACTTATGTAGTTAGTGTATCTCAAACGGTTTCAAGTACAACTATATCATCATCTGTAACAACACCAGCTGTAGCATCTGCAGCTAATAATGCTTTTCCTTCTAATCCAGTTGATGGGTTAGTTTACTTAGATGGTTATGTATTTGCAATGGACCAGAAAGCAGCTATATGGCAAAGTGATGCTGAAGACCCAACATCATGGAATCCTCTTAATTATATTACAGCAGTTGGTGACCCTGATAATGGTGTAGGTATCGCTAAACATTTAAATTACTTAGTAGCCTTTAAACAATGGACTACTGAGTTTTTGTATGATGCTGCAAATGCAACTGGTAGTGTACTTGCTATTAACTCTACTGCTCGAATTGAAGTTGGATGTGCTACTGGTAATTCAATACAACAGTTTGAAGAGACAGTTGTATGGATGGCTACTACTAAAGAAGGTGGTAGAACCATAGCTTTACTTTCAGGTCTTACAGAACAAATTATATCTAATGCAGCTGTAGAAAGATTTTTAATAGCTTCTGATTTATCTAATGTATATAGTTGGTCTTATAAGATACCTGCTATGGTTTAGTATTAACAGACCAAGACATTACTTTAGTGTATGACTTGAATGAAAAAGAATGGCATATTTGGACTACTAGTAAAGCATTCATTGGTGGTGGTGAGGGTTACTTCGAATGTACCTTTGTACAAAACTATCCAATTAATAGTAATACCACATATGTTTTAGATGCTGTTACATCTAATGTATATACAATAAGTCCTAAGACTTACTTTGACCCTTTTGGTCCTATATCTGTTAGAGTGGTTACTCCTCGTATAGCTTTTGGTAGTTATGTACAAAAGACTAATAGGGAACTAGTAGTTATTGGTGATGCAGTTGATGATGTTATTAATGTTAGACATACAAATGATGACTATGCTACTTGGTCTAATTATAGACAAGTTGACTTAAGTTTACAAAAGCCTTGCCTTTATAATTTAGGTAGTTTTAGACGTAGAGCCTATGAATTGTTTTATACTGGAAACTTTCCTTTAAGACTTCAATTTGCTGAGATTCATTTGTCTGGTCAACTTCCTGGAGAAGAAACTTGAAGCTAGCTAAAGTAGATGTACAGAAGTATGATTTAACAACTGAAGAAGGTAATACATCTTTAACTAAAGCAGTATTAGCTTATGACCAAGCAGAGTGTCCTGTAATACATAGGTTTGGTCCTGGACTTTACATTAGAGAAATATTTATACCTAAAGGTACTTTTGCTATAGGTCATGTACATAAGTTTGAACATTTAAATATCTTTTTAAAAGGTAAGGTTCAGATAGTTCATGAAGATGGCTCTACGAGTATCTTAGAGGCTCCTGCAATGTTTGTTAGTCAACCTGGACGTAAGGTTGGACTTATGTTAGAAGATGTTTTATGGCAAAACATTTATGCAACTACAGAAACTGATATTGAGAAGTTAGAAGAGATGTTCTTTGATAAGCCAGACTACTTTAAAGAAATGTTAGCTCTTAAACTTAAAGAAGACTTTTTAAAGCATGAAGAAGATAGACAAGACTATAAGGACCTACTTGTAGAAATAGGTTATACTGAAGAAGAAGTAAAAGCACAAGCTTCTATTACTACTGATAGAACTTTCTTTCCTGATGCCTCTGGTGTTGTTATAGGTAATTCTCCTATAGAAGGTAAAGGTTTATTTGCTTCAGGGTCTTTTAAAGAAGGTTCTATTATAGCTCCAGGAAGACTTAATGGTAAAAGAACTCCAGCTGGTTATATAACTAATCATGCTAAAGTTCCTAATGCTAAAGTAGTTACTAATGATAAGGGTGATATATATCTTGTAGCTTTAAAAGATATATCAGGAATGAGTGGTGGTCAATTAGGTGAAGAGATTACCTTAGACTATAGACAGGTACTAAGTATTAATCTA